CAACCCACAGAACACTTCTAGCCCCTATTACGGGCTATTACAGCCACTTAGGAAGATACAGGCATCTGCTATCTATGGCGGAGTTACTTATGGCTTATTTGGCGGTTATATCACCGAATATCGCTACACCTACCCAACAGGTCAGGAAACAGGCTATGTGACCTTTGTCTGCTATGACGCGTTTCGCCTGATGTATAACTCCAATGTCACAACCGTTACAGGTGGCACAGCAGGTCAGACAACTGCACAGCGCGTTCAATCTATCTTAACCATGATTGCCTGGCCGCCTGCCTTTACGAGCATTGGCACAGGTGCTACAACATGCGTGGCAGACCCTGGCACAACTCGCACAGTTCTAGAAGCAATTCAGACTGCTGAGTTCACAGAACAGGGCGCGTTCTATATCGATGAGAATGGCGTTGCAACTTTCAAAGGTCGTCAGTTCGTCTACGATGCTCAAGCTGCTAGCCCAACAGTATTTAATCAAACTGGCACAGGCATTAACTATGCAGGAATTACCTTTGCACTCGATGACAAGACAATCGTGAACAAGGCAACTGTGACCCGAATTGGTGGCACAGCACAGACTTATTCAGATGCCACATCGATTGCTCAATACTTCACACGATCTATTACAGCTACAGATATGCTGATGCAATCAGACGCGAACGCGCTTGCACTAGCAACTGCCTATGTCGATTCTCGCAAGGAAACATCCATCCGAATTGAAACAATTACCCTAGATTTAATGACTCCATCATATTCAGCAGGCATCACAGCAGCTCTTAGCCTTGACTTCTTTAACACAGTAGACATCACCAATGAGCAACCTGGTGGTTCTACTATCCAGAAGAAACTTCAAGTGCAGGGAATTGCTCATAACATCACCCCTAACACATGGACTACTACTATCGCCACGCAGGAGGCTTTGCTCGATGTTATGTACTAGAATTGACCCTATGAAAGAGGTGTGCTAATGGCTGTCGGACTTCCACTTAAAACGACCTATGCGAATGGAGATGTCTATTCCGCATCGGATGTAAATGATACAAATGGCACTATCAATGCTTATCTTGCGCCTTCGCTGGGATATTCTGCTGGCAAGAACAAAATCTTGAATGGTGACTTTTATCTAAACCAAAGAAATTTTACAACAGGCAACACAGATGGAGTTTATGGTTTTGACAGATGGCGTATGAACCTCTCAGGCGGTACTGCAACTTATACCGCTGAAACTTTTACTGCGGGTGCGGCACCAGTTGCAGGATACGAAGGCAAGAATTATGCCAAAGTTACTGTAACGACTGGAAATGACTTTTTAGGTTTGTTACAAAGAGTAGAAAATGTAAGAAACTTTGCGGGTCAAACAATTACAGTTTCATTTTGGGCAAAAGGTGTAAATCCAACAACTAATAATGGTCTTTATGTATGGCTTATTCAATCTTTTGGCACAGGAGGAAGCCCATCTGCAAATGTAGTGACAGAATCCTCAAAGATTACTTTGTCGGCTTCTTGGGCAAGATATTCAGTTACAATAAATGTTCCAAGCATTTCAGGCAAAACTTTCGGAACAAGTAACGACAGTTATTTACAAGTATCTATTGGTCAAGCCAGCAACGCTTCAACAGATGCTTGGACTTTGGAAGTCTGGGGCGTTCAGGCTGAAGCAGGTTCCAATGCCACAGCCTTCCAAACTGCCACAGGTACTGTTCAAGGTGAATTGGCTGCTTGCCAAAGGTATTACATCCGTACTTTTCCAGAATTAACAAGTTCGATTTATGGTATGGGCTTAGCGTCAAGTACAACACAAACAGAAATAGTTGTTAATTTACCTACAACAATGAGAACATCACCAGCATCATTTGATAGCGCAAGCATCCAAGTATCAGATGGAGTTACTGGATATTCCTCTGGAACTTTTCTTTTAAGCACTACCCGCAAAAGTCCTAATGTCGGTTTAATAATCTACCAGCACGGCAGCGCAGCCCTTACACAATACAGACCTTATCGTTTAGAAAATGCCAGCACTACGGCTGGTTATCTAGGATTTAGTGCGGAGTTATAAAAATGAACAATGTATCTTTTGTTAAAATAATCGAGTCAGATGGCACAGAAGTAGAACACGCCATAATTGACAGAGGCAATGGGGAATTTACCTCAATGTCTAAAACTACTTATGATGAAATGATTGCTAAGCGTGAAGCCTCTACTCTGTAAAGCAGGGCAACAACTTCGTGAGCAGATTGATGATTCCTTTCCTGACCGCGATAGAAAGTCTGATGGTTGGATAGGCGATGCCGCACACTCCAATCGTAAGAGTGACCACAATCCCGATAAGGCTAACGGAATCGTCAGGGCTATTGATGTGGATAAGGACCTCGACTCACGCGCCAGCACAGGTGCTTATCTTGCCGACCAAATACGTCTGTGTGCCAAAGCAGGAGATAAGCGAATCTCATATGTTATCTATGCAGGAAAAATCGCTTCCTCTAAGAAATCTTGGAATTGGCGTGCTTACGATGGGATTAACCGCCACGATCATCACATCCATATTTCATTCACTAAAGAAGGCGACCAGAACGGTAGCTGGTTTGATATCCCGATGCTAGGAGCAGATAAATGAACGATCTAAAAACAGCAGCAGGCTCATGGGCTAGAGCATTTCTTGTAGCAGTTCTATCTTTAGCAGCAGCTGGTGTTACAGAGCCAAAGGCGTTAATCGCTGCTGGACTTTCATCATGCTTGCCACCAATTATTCGTTGGTTGAATCCTAACGACTCAAGCTACGGCATTAAAGCATAATGACTGCCCTTAACTGGGCGGCTCTAGCAGTTGCAATCATCTCAATCGTCACAGCCTTTGCAGGATCAATCCGCTGGCTAGTGAAGCATTACTTGAATGAACTAAAACCTAACGGTGGTTCATCAATGAATGACAGATTGAATCGACTTGAAGGGCGTGTCGAAACAATCATTTCTTTATTGGAGAGGTGACAATTTACACATGGCAAGAAAAGCAACTAAGAAGCTAGTGGATGAAGGCTATTCCAAACTAGATGCGTGGGCTATTGGAGTGCATGAAATGTATCGTGCATTACGCCGCGCAGGCTTCGATGTTGATTTGGCACTTGCCATTATTGTAGAAAAACAGGCTTATCCTGAATGGATACTTCCATCGCCTATTAACCCAAATATCCCAGAGCCAGACTGGTATGACGATGAGGATGAATGAAGCGAACCGTAGTAGTTCCGGACTTACAAGTTCCCTATCACGATGCAGTAGCTGTTAAAAATGTTGCAAGTTTTATTAAGGCGTTTCGCCCCGATTCTGTCGTTACTCTCGGAGATGAAATCGATCTCCCACAGATTTCCCGATGGACAGAGAACACACCAGGCTGGTACGAACAGACACTAGCGGCTGACCGCGATGAAACAGTCGAGGTTCTCTGGTCATTAGTCGAGCATTCCAAAGAAGCTCACATGATCAGAAGTAATCACACAGACAGACTTTATAATGTAACAATGAAGAAAATCCCAGCCTTCTTGGCATTGCCTGAGTTGCGTTTTGAGAAGTTTATGAAGCTTGATGAACTAGGCATCACCTATCACAAGAAGCCCTACGCCATTGCTAGGGGCATTGTGGCGGTTCATGGAGATGAGCAGAGCGTAAAGCCCACACCTGGTCTTACAGCCCTTGAGGCGGCTCGTAGGCATGGTATTAGCGTTATATGTGGACACACTCACAGAGCAGGTCAATCAGCCTTTACAGAGGCTTCTGGGGGCAAAATAGGGCGTATCCTGAGAGGCTGGGAAGGTGGGCATCTCATGGATGTCAGGCAGGCTCATTACACTAAAGGCACGATGAACTGGCAGCAGGCGTTTATTATCATCGAAGAGATCGGTACAAACGTGCAGGTCAGCATCATTAATCTTGAAAAGGACGGTACATTCGTTGTGTCAGGTAAGAGATACGGGCGCGCTCGGTAACGATGTCCTTCGGGATATTGATGACCAGATGGATGACTCAGAATTGTTACCATTTCGTTATCAAAATCTACTGAATAAATCCCACTAGCTGTGCAACACTCTTCCTGTTCCCGAAGTACGGGGCAAGAAAGGGCTAAATGATAATTAACTCATTAACGATTCTGATAGTGGCAGGTGTTGGATTAGCTGCTTACTTTTCATTCCGTTTAGGTCAAGAGGTTGGTTACGATCAAGGGTTGGTAGATGGTCGCAAAGCCGTCCGAAAGTATTACGAGCAGGTTGGTCGATGAAAGCAACTGAGGCACTTATCAATGCAATCGACATCATGCAAGATCGTGGCAAGGTCTACGGTCATCCGAAAATTAACCAAGGTCGCATCGCTGCGAGGTTATCCTGTCTACTTGATTACCCAATCACAGACGCACAAGCTGCTCTTGCAATGGTCGAGGTCAAACTCGCCAGAATCACAGAATCGCCAAGCCACACAGATTCTTACATTGATGCAATAGCCTATTTGGCAATAGCAGTACAACTACAAACAGAGGGCGATGAACTTTATGTTTAACCTAGAAGATTACGAAACAGTAGAAGTAAGACTGGAGAAGTTCATCAAGGACTATCCAGATTTCCGAGTAGAAACAGAGTTAGTGAGTTTCCAAAATGACAGATACATTGTTAAAGCATGGATTTATCGTACTTTCGCTGATAGCACGCCGTTCTCCAGCGGACTCGCTGAGGAGACGATTAGCAGTCGAGGCGTTAATGCAACTAGCGCATTGGAAAACTGCGAGACTAGCGCAATCGGCAGAGCGCTTGCGAATGCTGGTTATGCAAGCAAGGGTAAGCGACCAAGTAAAGAGGAAATGGTTAAGGTCGCAAGAACAAAGTTCGCAGACAAACCGAAAGAATATATCCCTGTCGTAAATGAAGCCGATCCCTGGACTATTAAAACAGTCGCAGCACCTACGACATCAGCTGAGGCAGTCGCTGTTGTAAAGGACATTATAGGCGGCACAACCGACAAGGATGTTCCTCGATGTCCACACGGTGAAATGCACTGGGCGCATGGTATGACAAAGGCTAATAAGCCTTGGGGTCATTTCAAGTGCATGGCAGCAGCTACTGGTGAAATGAATCGATGCCCTAAAGGCGAAGATGTTATTTGGTATGAGATAAGTCCGGAAGGTAATTGGCGACCACAGAAGGCAAGGGCATAACTATGGGCGAAATGGTAATCTTTGATGATGGCACAGCAACCATCATGGGCGGACAGCTCGAAGAGCCGCAGGATATTGTTATCTATTGCGATCTTTGCAATGAACCTGTGGCTATTACTCCAGAGGCTAATGACCAGGTATTTGTTACCTGTCTAAGATGTCATGCAGTTAGCCACATTGCACTAAAGACATCGAAAGAGATTGATGACGAATCACCGCAGGAATAGAGGCTTAGCAACCGAACGCCTTGTCGCTGACTACTTGAGGGAGTGGTGGCAATACGCTACGGTTGGAAGAGGTGCTGATCCGTCTGGTGACATCGTTAATCTTCCCTTTGATGTGGAAGTTAAGGGTGTAGCCAAATTCGCACCGCTAGCATGGCTTCGCCAAAGCAAGGCGAGAACAACTAAGAGTGGGAAACTTGGGGTAGTTGTTCTTCGCTGTAATGGTCAAGGGACATTAGTGTCTGAGTATGCGGCACTATTACCGTTACACGCTTTGGTGGAGCTACTGCTAAGAGCAGGTTATGACAAGATTCCTTTAGAGTTAAATCCCATCAGATGCAACAAATGTGGTGGTTGGATCATTGAGAAAATGGAGTGCAAAACCTGTGAGAAAGAAGCGACTAATGCCAATGTATGAATATCGTTGCCCTATTTGTAATACTCAAATGGAGCTTGAATTGTCTATGGATCATGACTTAGTTCGATGCACAGATTGTGGCGCACAAGCTAATCGCATCTATTCAGTACCTGGCTTAGTGTTTAAGGGTACTGGCTGGGGTAAGGACAAGAATTGATTATCTTTGACTTCTTTGCAGGCACAGGTTCAAGCACGAAAGCCTTTGAAGATAGAGGACACACAGTTATTAGCTTCGAGCTAAACCCTAAACAATCAGCTACTGAGAATGTTGATATTCTTGAATTAGATGCGGCTGAACTAATTGCCAAGTATGGGCATCCGGACTTCATTTGGGCTAGTCCACCGTGCACAACCTTTAGTGTGGCTAGCTGCCCTATCTATTGGCATTATGTAGATGGCATATTAACTCCGAAAGATGATCGAGTCTATCTTGGCATTGCATTGGTTGAAAAAGCCATCATGCTTATTGATGAGATTAAGCCAAAGCTAGGTTATGTAATTGAGAATCCTAGAGGGATGCTACGCAAGCAGCCATTTATGGAAACACTTACAAGAAGAACTGTTACTTATTGTGCCTACGGTGATTTCAGAATGAAGCCAACAGACTTGTGGGGTGAAGTGCCTAATTGGACACCACGCCCAATATGCAGACCGGGTGCAAAATGCCATGAAAGCTCACCTAGAGGAAGTAACACTGGAAACACAAGATTAAGTAAAGTTCAAAGATCGATGATTCCTTATTCACTTGGAGAGGAAATCTGTATAGCTTTAGAACAATCTATGTGATGTAACTCACATAATCATTATGTCCTAATATGTCCCGATTTAGTATGAAATGAGGTCTTGACATGACCAGTACACTCAGAGAGCTAGAGCACATCAGGTGCTCAGAGCGAGCCCCTAAGGGCATAGCTCGCTCGGTAGCAATCGTGTTAGGGGCAGCTCTATGCTTCAACATGGTTTCAGCTGCAAGTGCGACAAACGATACACGCATAACATCTAAGCAATATGCTAAAGGACAATTAACTACAAAAAACTGGAAATGCTTAAGTGTGCTTTATGGTAAAGAGAGTGCTTGGAAATGGAAGAGCATAGGTAACATAGGTGGTACACATCAGGTGTATGGGATACCACAAGGTAAGAGTGAATGGTTAAGAACTGCTAATCCATTAGAGCAGATTGATTGGGGCTTACGATACATAGGACATAGGTATGGCTACACTATGACTCATGAAGGTAAGCAACCCAATACATGCAAAGCCTTAGATCATTGGAAGCGTAAAGGATGGC